GAATTATTAGACTACATTTTGGATGCCCGTTTCTTTGGCTATTCATTGATTTCACTTGGTGATATTACAGACGGCAATTTCAATGACTTATCTATTGTTAAACGTGCTAACATATCGCCCGACCGTTTAACTGTTAATCATCTTGTTTATGCGCTAAGTGGAGCTGATTTCTTAGAAGAACCATACAAAGACTGGCACGTTTGGGTTCCTACAACATCCGATAATGGTATATCTAAGTGCGGTTATGGGTTACTATACCAAGTGGCACTATACGAAATCATTTGCCGTAATTTACTAGGCGCTAATGCCGATGCTGCGGAGTTATACGGTATGCCCGTTCGTGTTGGAACTACCACCAAGACCGATGAATTAGAACGTGCGGAGTATGCAAGCGCATTGGCCAACATGGCAAGTAGTGGATGGATTTTGAAGGATGCAATGGATGAACTTGAGTTGCTAGAATCAAAAGGCAACGGACAAGGGTTTAAAATCTATGCCGATTTAGAGCAACGATGCGAAAAGAAAATTAGTAAAATTATTTTAGGCCATGCCGATGCGTTGGATAGCATATCGGGTAAACTTGGAGGCGGTCAAGGTGAGGATTCGCCAACATCACAAGCGTTAAGAGATGTGCAAACGGAAGACGGTGCATTTGTTGAAGACCTTATCAACAATGTTGTTATTCCTAAGTTGATAAATTTAGGGTTAAAAATAGATGCTAATTATAAATTCTGTTTTACTAACAATGAAGAAAAGGAAAGGGATGAAAAGGAGCGTATTACTACTAACAAAGCCATTGCCGATATTGCATTGACAATGAAAAACGCAGGATTAGAAATGGATGCGAAATACTTTGAAGAACAAACGGGTATTCCTGCAACTAAGTCAATGGCGATAGAAACAAAACCATTCACTGACAGCATAAAAAACAAGTTGGCTAAAATTTATAAATGATAAGCGTAAAGTATCTAGTAAGCAGGTGTTACAGCGACCAAGATTATAGCAAATTAATCGCTGACAGTTGCCACCGATACATACTAGGCGAAATAACCGACAAAGAACTAGCGATAATACAATTAGCGATACAGAAACAAATACAAAGCCAATGACAAACGAAGTACTATGTGAAATGCTACACAAAAAAAACGCTTTAATGTATTTTTTGGATGGCGTGAATAGGGGCATCACATTTAGGAATGATGGCAGTAAAAAAAAGAATTTACGGTATCTTCAAAAGCATTTAGAACAAGTTAAAACGATAACAGAAGAGCAGTGGAATACAGCGACAAGCAAATAGAGCGTTTAATAGATGGAATATATGCTGGCGATATTACAGTTGAGAATATGCCAGATAGTCTATACTATGCCATTGCTGACTACTTAAAAAAGTCACTTTACGAAGGCTTCGGAGGTTCTTTAGTTGACTTTAGTGGTAAACCATTGGAACTATTAACCGAACTTAGGGAAAATATTTATCTATTCAGTGGCGCTAAAACCTATCAAACGGTTAAGGCAATGGAGTCCATGCTCACAGAAGATGGAGAAAAGCGAAGTTTCAAAGACTTTAAAGAGTTTGCTCGGAATGAATACGATTTATTTAATGTTACATGGGCAAAAACAGAGTACGATACGGCAGTAGGACAAGGGCAAAACGCTTATTTGTGGAGTAAAATAGAAGGCGATAAAGATGTATTGCCATTGCTTCAATATACTGCAGTAATGGATGCCAACACTTCAGATATTTGCGCTCCATTGGATGGCATTATTAAACCTGTTGACGATCCGTTTTGGGATGTGTTTATGCCATTAAACCATTATAACTGCCGATGTTCTGTTCTACAATTAAGCGAAGGTGAAATAAGCAAGGATATAATAGCCGAAACGAAGCAAGTGGCCGAAAATATGAATGATTCATTTAAAAACAACGTTGGTAAGGATGGCATGGTATTTCCAAAAGACCATCCATATTTTGATGTTGCACCCGAAGATAAAAAACTAGCAAAAGAAAATTTTGGTTTCGATATACCTGAAAAAGATTAAATTTGTAGCATGGCAGATAGTTTCAATTTTCAACGAGTAATAGCAAACTTGGATAAGGTTAAAAATACCTTACCGAAAGTATTGGCTAATGAAACAAAGAACTATTTTGTAGGTGAGTTTAATAATCAGCAATGGAATGGGCAAAAGTGGAAACCTAGTAAGCGCCAAGAAAACCCTAAAAAAACAAGAGATACTGCCGCAACATTAGTACAATCGGGAACGCTTCGCAGGGCAGTTATAAACAGCTTACAAAGTGCAACATTTGAAAAGATTTATTTCGAGGTTAAAGATGTTGATTATGCAAAGGTGCATAACGATGGGTTAAGAGCAGGGCGAGGGGCAGGTTTTCAGATGCCTAAACGTCAATTCATGGGGCAGACTAGAAAGTTGGGAGATATTCAAAGGGCTGTAATTGATAAAACAATCGATAAGATATGGCAAGGTTAAAAGGCGTTTTTCAAGAGGTTTTGGCATACATATCCGAGAATACATCGATTGAATATACTCGTGTATGGAATGACCAGTTAAACCTAATGGAAAGGGGAGAAATATACTCGTTTCCTAATCTTGCTTGTTTCTTAGAAATTGACTTGCAAAAAAGTTCGTTAAGTAGCGGTATTGTAGGAGGTGACATCGTTATGCGTTTCCATTTGGTGCATACCGAACTCGATGCAGGGGATGGCACAATGGAGCAGAATTTAACCGTGTTTGGTTATCGAGATGAATTGATAGACAAATTAATGTATCATGAGTTTTTAGGGTGTTCTGGTTTACAGTTAGTAGGGGAACGCCCCGACTATACACATTCAAATGTTTATCACTACATACTAGAGTTTAACTGTTCTTACATTGACGATGCTGGGGATGTAACGAAGACTCAAATATTAAAAGACCCACCAACAGACTTACAAGTTAACGCAACAATAGTAACAACGATATGAGCAGAACAATAGAACAAATACAGGCTGACATAATCACCAACATAACCAACACTCCTGAACTAAGCTATGTTGACGAAAATAACATTACCCGGAACATTACATATAATACGTCAAAACGGAGTAAATGGCGTCTATGGACATATGTTGTATCGGTTGCCATCGCTATACATGAGCAGATAATTGACTTATATATCGCTACTATTGAAAAGTTACTAGCAATGACATCGGCAGCCTCTCCATTATGGGTGCAAGACAAAATGTTTAAGTTTCAGTATAGCGTAACCGACCCGCAAGTGATTCAGTTAATTGATACCGTTCCGCAATATCCAGTAGTTGACCCGACTAAACGAATTATAACGGGGTGCAGTGTAACAACTGCCATTGATAGCACGGTGAATATAAAGGTAGCAAAGGGCAACCCGTATGTTAGCTTAGATGCCTTAGAATTAGCCGCGGCACAAAGTATGATTACAACAATCGGTATTGCTGGCGTTGACTATGTAGTGACGAGTGGAAATGCTGATAGACTTTACATAAGTGCGGATGTGTACTATAAAGGCCAATACAGCGCCATTATAGCACAGACTACAAAAGACACATTGGATGCGTACTTTCAAACATTATCGCAAATCAACTTTAACGGTAGTTTAAAAATGACCGATTTGGAAAACACTATCCGAAGTATAACGGGTGTTAACGATGTGGTGTTGATTAATGTTGTAGGGCGGCCAGACTCACCAACGCCAGCCAACCCACTTACTAACCCGTATGGAGTTTATTACATTCAGAATAAAACAACTATGAATAGGCTATTTAACCCATCGGCAGGGTATATTATCGGTGAAGATGTTGCAGGTTATACATTTTTGGATTCAATTAATTTTATAGCGCAATAATGGGCATATTCAATATTGACTTTGAGAATTTAAAAGAAAATGTACTACCTCCTAATTATCGGACTGTAGTGCATAGTAAATGGCTACAAGCATTCATGGATGTGATGCAGTATTTACGCAATAAAATACTAGGCGATTATCGGACGGGGTCGTATTACTCAACATGGAGCGCAGGTACATATAATATTCACGACCGTGTAATGTTTGAGCAGGTTGTATATGAAAGTTTAGAGGATGGTAACACAGACCAACCGCCATCAAGTAAGTGGGCAGTTTGGCTACCTTCATTTATAGGGGCAGATGAAAGGAAATATTTTAACGGCCAAAAAGTAGTTTTAGAATACGCATTAAATAGATACTACGGCACTACTTTTAGGCAACCGCCTTTAGTGAGCGATATTTATATCGATAACTTAGGCTCGTCAATAGTTGGATTTGTGGTAGGTATTGACGAGGCATATTGTAGCACAGTAGCGCAAACCGATGTGAATGGTTTAACAGATTGGAATTTCTTAACTACATACGCACTCGGGGACGTAGTGAAGTATAACGGTCGTGTTTATTTATCTTTAGCCAATGCTAACACGGGCAACTTATTGCCAGTGAGCAACTTTACAAGTCCTAGCACATGGTGGTGGATAACCGATACAGTAGGATATGTGAAGCCATTTGCAAGAATAAATAACTTTATAATCAATGTACCTACTGCTTTATTTTATTCACCGTCACCAAATACGCCAAATTTAGAGCCGTCAATACGGACTTTTTTAACTAATATTGTACCATCTGGACTTAACTATATTATCTTACCATATTAATACTTAACAATGAAATTACTAGACCATTCACCGATAAGCAATACTAGCCAAATGC